TACGAAGATAACTTTTTTACTAAAATACATTGCGATAATGTTTTAGAACATTTAGGGCAAAATCCGAAAGATTTTACTAAAATTATAAAAGAAATGTATAGAGTAAGTAAAGATTCTGCGGAATGGTATATTTGCGTACCTCATCATAGATGTGATCTATTTTGGGATGATTATACTCACGTAAGACCATTAAGTGCTAAAACATTTAAAATGTTCGATCAAAAATATAATTTTGAAACGATAGAAAGAAAACTTAGTGAAAATACATATGGTATATACCATAATGTAGATTTGGAAATTCAAGATGTTACCTATAATATAATAAATTATTGGAAAAATCAGCAAGAGCAAGGAATGCTCGGATTTGCTCAATTAGATTTAAAACTTAATACATTGAATAATGTATGTGAGAGTATAAATATTTTTCTTAAAGTACACAAGCCAGGTAGATATTACAAATTAATTAAATAATATGTTCCATATAACTGATAAGATATTAAGAAATATCTTAGTATCATGTGATCACGGATTAATGTGTGTTAATAGATTTGATTTTAATAAAAATAATGTAGGCAGTGGACAAGTATTATTAGATCATGGTAATTCTTGTACAGCAGAAGCTTATGAATGTATTGAAAAAATAAAAAATAAAACTAATCCTGTAATTTTTGATGTTGGCGCTAATATAGGAACATTTACTACTTGGTTATCAAAGTACTTTACAAAAGGAAAGATATATGCCTTTGAACCACAACGTCTTGTTTTTCAAATTTTATGTGCAAATTTAGCTATTAATAATTTATTTAATGTTTACGCATATAATATTGCTCTAGGATCGGTGAATCAAAAGATTAAAGTTTTAGAACCAAATTATAATGTGCCAAATGATTTTGGTACATTTAGTTTAGTTAATGACACTATCCCAGATAAATCTATAGAAATGATAATAGATATTTGTACTATTGATAGTTTTGCAAATCAGCATGAAATAACAAATATTGATTTAATTAAAATAGATACAGAAGGTATGGATTTAGCTGTGTTACATGGCGCAATTAACACTATAAAGAAATTTAACCCTGTTATTTTTGTAGAATTTTTTGACAATAATTTTAACAATCAAAACGAAATTCAAAAATTCTTAAATAATTTTGATTATAAATTTAAATACATAAACAATAATATACTAGCATATTCTAAAGTAACTTAATAATGCAATTAGAAAATATAAAAATACACTACGCAATGCAATGTTGTGATGTGAGAAATTATCAGGTAGACAATAGATTCTGTACTAGTAATAGAACAGAATTATCTAAAAAATCTATAACGAGTTTTTTAAATTCTGTAAAAAATTTACAAAATTCTGAAAAAAGAACTCATCATTATATAAAAATTGTTGAAGATAGCTGTTCAGAAGAATTAAAACAATACTTATTATTATGTAAAGAAAAATATGAAAATTATAATATCAATATAAGTATTGATCATTTGAATAACGCTGGCATTTCAGAAAGTATAAAATATTGTTATGAATGGCTAGAAAATAATGGAGAAAATTTAGTTTATCAAATTCAAGATGATTATATTTTTACAGAAAATGCCATATTTTTTTCTATAGATATGTTTTATCAATTATATCAAAATTATAATACACATCCTATAATTTGTCCATATATAGACCCGGATTTTATGAGAACATATAAAGGTAGATCAATTCCGAGATTACTTGAATTAGGTCGTCATAGTTATTGGATACAAGTATATGATACAAGTTGTTCTTTTTTAACAAGTCACTCACAATTTATACAACATAAAGATTTATACAATATATTTTATGACTTAGTTAACAAAAAAATAATAAATGGTAATATTATAGATCTAGAAAATAAATCTTTAAATTATATGTTTACTCAGCGTGGTGTATTAGGTGTGACCCCAATAACTGGTTTAACTTTTCATATGCAGTCAGAAGCAGAAAGAGATCCATATATAGATTGGAAACCAATATGGGACAATATAATATTATATGATTAATTTTTATTGTAATACTCATAAAAATTTAAATCCTAGGCATTATCAACAAAAACAATATACATTAATGTGTGGTAGTGCTTTAATGCCACTAGAAGTTAAAAACATAGGGATTGATAAAGGGTATCTAACTGATGATACGTTTGATAATATATCTTATTTAAATAATTTACTAGGAGATTTAACTGGGCTTTATTGGGTTTGGAAAAATACTAATCACGAATTTGTCGGTGTAAATCAATATTGTAGATTTTATGATGATAATGAAATTTCAAATTTAAAATTGGATGAAAATACTTTGTATGTATCTAATTTTAAAAATTTTGGAAACATTAGTGTTTGGGAACAATATAAGTATTGGCATACTGATCTTGGTATTAAAATGTTGTATAAAAGTATAAATTCAAAAAAAATTTCAATCACTGAAAATATGGCTAATCAATTATATTTTTATAATAAATTGTCAACATGTAATTCATTTTTTTCACATAATAGTATTTTTAATAATTTATGTGAAATAATATTTAATATATTATTTGAGTTATATGAAGGGTCTAAATATACAATTGAGCATATACAAGAAAACATGCACAGACAAAGACCAAATGACAAAAGATTATTGGCATTTTTAAATGAACGAATATTGAATATAGTTTATCATAATATACAATATTTTTTAGGTGATAAAGTAAAAATTTTTCCAATTAATTTTAATTATTATTAATATATGTATAGTATTGTAGTTCCTTACTTAAGTTCGAACAAAGAAATAAAACGTTTTTTTTATTATTTAAAAATAAACAGTTTATATAATCATGAAATAATTGAAATCGTTGATGAAACTGATGTTTATTATGCATTTAATAAAGGTATATTTCAAGCAAAATATGATACAGTTGTTTTAATAAGTAGTGATATGATTGTTAGTAAACATTGGGATAAATTTATCCCTATATATTCTAATCAAAAAACCATACTTACTGGATATGTTGTTGAACAATCGCCAGGATCAATGTTAGAAGGACCATCATGTATTGAATATGATTGTGGTGATTATGAAAATTTTGATTATGAAAAATTTCAAAATTATGTTGATAAGCAACAAACATCTGATGTAATTCCTAGAAATTTGGGTTGGTATCAACCATTAGTAGTTAATAAAAAAAGTTTTGTTACTTATCCAAATATACAAAAATTTCCTTATGCTGCAAATGATAGTACTCTAATTTTAGATATAATGCCCAAATTAGGATTTGAATTTAGTAAAATTAATATGTGGGTTTATCATACACATAAAAATAATAATGAAAATAATAAAAAAAGATGTATATTTACATATAATAATTTTCAAGTTGATGATGCAGTAGTAAAGTATCAAAAATTAGTTATTGATAAAATTAATAATATACCAAATTGTTTTTTTGAATATTTAAAATACAATGCGCCTGATGGAATCGTATATCCAGATGCTGTTATTGACTACGCATTCAATGTCTTGTTTAATGAACTCAAATATGATACAATATTAATGTTAGATATAGACTGTATTCCTCTTAATACAAATGCTTTAAAATATATGTTTACAATAGCAGAAAAAGATATAATGATTGGTAATATACAAAGATCTAATCATATAGAAAATAATAAGCACACGTACATTGCGCCTAGCGCAATTTGTATTTCAAAAAATTATTATGAAAAATTAGGAAAACCAAGCTTTTCGCCAAATACTAAAGGCGATGTAGGTGAAAGTTTAACATATAAAGCCGAAGAATTAAACATGCCGTTTGAAATGCTCATGCCTTCTAAATATGATACGCTTCCATTTCAGCGATCTGAACCTTGGCCCTTGAGTGATGACATGTTATCTTATGGCATAGGAACTACTTTTGTGAATAATAAAAATGATGAAATGTTTTATCATTTATTTCAATCTAGTATGAATTTACATACTAACCTCTTTATTAATAAATGTATACAAGTGCTAACTGAGCAAAATTTATGATAAATCTTTTTGGACATGGATTTATAGGAAAACATTTTTCTAACAAATACAATTGTATTATAAATGATAGAAATGATATTATTCCTAAAAGTAATGAAATATTATATTTTATAAGTACTACTGATAATTATAATATTTACACAAATCCACACATTGATATTGATACTAATTTAACACTACTAATACGTTTTCTTGAAAATTGTAAAAATTTAAAAGATCAAGTTACAATAAATTTTGCTAGTTCTTGGTTTGTATATGGTGAGGGTGAAAATGTTAATGAAAATTCTAATTGTGACCCGCATGGGTTTTATAGTATAACTAAAAGAGCCGCTGAACAATTATTAATTAGTTATTGTAAAACATTTAAAATTAATTACAGAATAATGAGGTTTGCTAATGTTATCGGTATAGGTGATTATAATGCTTCATTAAAAAAAAATGCAATAACAGCTTTATTAAAAAAAATATGCAACAATGAAGAAGTTAACATTTATCATGGTGGTGAATTTTATAGAGATTATATAGATGTAAGAGATTTAGTTGATGCTATAAATTTAGTGTGTACTACAGGTAAAGTTAATGAAATATATAATATAGGCACTGGTAAACAAACTAAATTTATAGATGCTATAAATTTTATAGTTAAACAGTCTAATTCTTCTAGTAAAATAAATTATGTTGATTCAAGTGATTTTCACAAAATAGTTCAAACTAAATCTTTTAGTATGAATTGTAATAAAATTATGGATTTAGGATTTAAACCAAAATATACTGTATATGATTCTCTAGATAATATCATTAAATTTGAAAAAATAAATTAAATATGAAAAAAATTCTTATAATGGGTTTACCAGGTTCTGGTAAAACATATTTCGCTGAACGTTTAAAAAAATATTTAGAAGAAAATTCTAGTTATGACTCAATGCCAACATATCGAATGGGTCAATATGAATTACCACCCCTACATTATAAATCTAAAGTAGATTGGTTTAATGCCGATGAAATTAGAAAAAAATTTAATGATTGGGATTTTTCTAATGAAGGTAGAATTAGGCAAAGTTTACGAATGGCAGAATTTGCTTTAAAGTGTTCAGGTGATTTTGTTATTTGTGATTTTGTTGCTCCATTACCAGAGATGAGATATAATTTTAAAGCCGATTGGACAATATGGATGGATACCATTGATGAAGGTAGATATGAAGATACTAATAAATTATTTGTTCAACCCGAATCATATGATTTTAGAATAAATGAAAAAAATTCAGAAAAATGGATAAAATTTGTTGGTGATAGTATACTTTACAATAAAAAAAGACCCATTTTTGATTATAAAAAAGAATCTACTTTGATGCTAGGTAGATATCAACCATGGCATACAGGACATCGTACATTATTTGAGAAAGCATTGGAAAAAACTGGACAAGTTATTATACAAGTTAGGGATTGTAAAGGTTGGAATAGCAGTAATCCATTCGATTTTGAACAAATAAAAAATTTTATTAAACGAGATTTGGATTTACTGTACCAAGGTCAATATGATATAATATTAGTTCCTAATATAACAAATATTGTTTATGGCAGAGATGTTGGTTATAAGATAGAAAAAATAGAATTACCAGAAGAAATAGAAAAAATATCAGCTACAGAAATAAGAAAAAATATGGGACTAAATTAATGTTCTTTAATCCATTCCCTCATATAGTAATAGACAATTTTTTAGATAAAAAATTAGCAAAAGAATTATCAAAAGAATTTCCAAATTATGAAGATAATACTTGGTTTTTTTACAACAATCCCTTAGAAAATAAAAAAGCTAATAATTCTTGGACTTTGTTTCCATCAACTACCTATAAATTTTTTCATTATTTGAATAGCGTAGAGTATATTGAAAATTTAAAACAATCTTTTAACATAAAAAATTTGTATCCAGATCATGGATTACATGGAGCAGGATGGCATATTCATGGGAGAGGTGGAAAGTTAAATATCCATCTTGATTATTCTATACATCCAAAATTAAAATTAGAAAGAAAATTAAATTTAATTTTATATTTAACCGAAAATTGGAATCCTTCGTGGGGTGGAAATCTAGAATTTTGGGATCATGATCCTCTAACACATAGACCTTCTAAATTATCCAAGGTTATAGAAAATAAATTCAATAGAGCAGTTATTTTTGATACCACACAAAATTCTTGGCATGGATTCGCATCACCATTGACATGTCCAGAAAATGTTTATAGAAAAAGCATAGCAATGTACTATTTGACTGACCCAAAAGAAAATACCGATAATCGTTCTAGGGCTTTATATTCTCCCAATGAAGAACAAAAAAACAATCCAGAAATTGAAGAATTAATTTTAAAAAGATCAAAATAAGAAAGATTTTCATGAATAATAAGAAAACAAAAATAGTAATGATGTCTATGTTTAAAAATGAAGCACATACTATAGGAAGAATGCTAGAATCTTGTTACAAATATATTGATTATTATGTATTACAAGATAATGGATCGACTGATGGTACACCTGATGTTGTTAGTAATTTTTTTAAAGATAAGAATATTCCAGGATTTGTTTACAAAGTAGAAGAAGGATGGGTTGGTTTTGGTTGGAATAGAGATCATTTGATAAGAACAGTTCAAAAATCAAATCATGGATGTGATTGGATATTAAAAATGGACTGTGATGAAGTATTAATTGTAGAAGATAATTTTGATTGGAGCATTTTTAACAATACAGAAATTCAAGCTTTTCATGTCCCGGCAGTAGCAGATGGTGCTTTATATCACAGAGCATGGATGTACAATGCTAAACTTCCTTGGGGCTATAATCATGATCCTGCTCACGAAACAGTATATGTTGATAGAGAAGATATAAAAGAAAATTTTCAATGTATTGATTTGCCGTATAGCTTTAGACAAATAGGATATACTGATGGTCAAAGTTATGGTGTAAAAACAAAATATTTGTCAGACTCTCTTATTTTGGAAGAAAAAATGATACGTGAAGAAACAATGTTAACTGATCGTTATCATTTTTGGTATATAGGTAAAAGTTATTATGATTGTTTTAGGGGTGATTTTTATCCATTAAAAGACAGACATTCAAGGGAGTTTGCTAGAAGATCACTATTTTATTTTGACGAATGGCTTAATCATACACATAATTATGAACAAACAGGTAAACCTGACAGAATAGATGAAATGGCATATTATGCTATTATTTTAATGGCATTAACTCATAGATATTTGGGTGACACTGAAAAAGCTCTAGAAATTTTGGAAAAAGCAGGCAATTTTTCTCCACCAAGAAATGAACATTTTATGAGAATGGCTGAAATTTATAATAATGAAGGTATGTATGATAAATTATTAGCTATAACAGAAAAAATGATGGATTCATCTAGAAAAAATCCATTTCCAGTTTATTCATTTATTATAGAACCTGAAGCATATTATGATTCTGGATCAATGCTCAAAAATTTAAATAATTTCGCTAAAGAAAAATTGAATATAGTAGAAAAAAAAGTATTAACTGACAATTTTAATTTTAACATTAAGGTAAATTCAAAAATGAAAAAAAGAATGTTTATAGTAGATAATTTTTATGAAAATCCGGATGATGTAAGAAAATTTGCTTTGTCTCTTGAATTTAAACAGGATTTAAGATGGTTTAAAGGTTTAAGATCTACTATTTCATATCGACCAGAAGATATAAAAAAATCTTTTGAATCGATTATAGGTGAACAAATTAATGTATGGGATGAACATGCTTTTAATGGTTGTTTTCAACTAACTACAGCAGAAGATCCACAAGTTTATCATCATGATGTTCAAAAATGGGCAGCAATGATTTATTTGAGTCCCGATGCTCCATTAGAAAGTGGCACAAGATTACATAAATCAAAAATTTCTGGAGCAAGACATGCTGATGAACCAGAAATTAATAGAGCTTTTTCTGGTGGATTTATTGATGGTACAAAATTTGATATTGTAGATAATGCTGGAAATATATATAATCGTTTAGTAATTATGGATGCTAGATGTATACATTCAGCAGGACCATATTTTGGAACAAATAGTGAATCTGGAAGATTGATTCATCTATTCTTCTTTGATTGATATGGATAAAATTGCTATTTTTTATATGATCGGTCAATATGGCGATCAATGGAAAGAAAAATTCTATCATCCACAAATGAACCTTATAAAAGAATCAGGCTTGTGGGATCATATACAATTTATTGATATATTTGTAAAAGGTAATGAAATTATTGACAATGTTACAACAAAGTGTAACAATATAACTTATATGGGTGAGTTAGAAGAAGAAAGACCTACAAATAAAAAATTGTACAGAGCATACAATTTCATTCAACATAGAATGTGGTCATTTTCAAAAGCAAATCCTGACTATAAGGTTTTATTTTTCCATTCTTTGGGAGTTTCCCATCAAAATTCTGAATATTTTAATAATAAATTAAAATGGCGTGAATATATGGAAACTTTACTAATAAAGAATTGGAAAAAAAGTGTTGAATTGTTGGATTTTTATGATTGTGTCGGAACGGAATATATTCCTTATGCCACATATAGCAATGAAACTATACAATTTTATGCCCCACATTATCAAGGGTTTTTTTGGTGGGCAAATACAAGTTATTTGTCTAAGTTAGATCCGACATATTTTTATAAAAATGTAGAATGGCAACCTTTCTTATGTGAATTATGGATAGGGTCTGGAAATCCCAAAGCCTATAATTATTACAATAGTTGGTTAAATCATTATATACATGAAATAAATCCACCCTATAAAGAAATCTTAGATAAAACTGATAAACATCTGATAGAATTAAAAAATGAATTATAAATTTAGTATAATAACACCAGAGCATAACGTAAAGAATATGCCATATTTGATCGAATTGTATGAAAGCATTTGTTCCCAAACATATGAAAATTGGGAATGGATACTTTATCTTAACGGTAAAATGACTAAAGATCAACTGCCAAAAGAAATTATAAAAAATAAAAAAGTAAAAATACTCAAAGATGATTCTGAAAATACAAATATTGGTTATTTAAAAAATAAAGCATTTTTTTCTGGATCAGGTGATATATTAGTTGAAGCAGATCATGATGATATATTAATAGAAACATGTTTGGAAAAATTAAATGAAGCCTATCAGGATGAATCTATAGGATTTGTTTATAGTGACAATGCTATATTACACATGACTGATAAATTCATTCCATATAACGAAGCATATGGATGGAAACACAAAATATTTAACTGGAAAGGAAAAGAATTAATTTCAATGGATTCGTTTGAACCATCAAGTCAATCACTAGCTTATATATGGTATGCTCCAGATCATGTGAGATCATGGAGGACTGATACATACCGAAATATTGGTGGTCACAATCCAGAATTATCAATTTGTGATGACCATGAATTGTGTATTAGGACATACCTCAATACAAAAATGAAGAGAATTCCAGAAGTACTTTACATATATCGTATTACTGGAGAGAACACCTGGTTGGAAAGAAATCAGGCTATTCAAATAAAAACTCAAGAATTGTTCAGAGAATATGCTTATGCTTTGGCTGAAAAAGATGCGAAAGATAAAGAACTTTTATTAGTAGATATAGGAGGTGGTTTGAATCCAAGACCAGGCTATCTTACTATTGATAAAGAAGGTGCTTTAATAAATTGGGATTTAGATAAAGGAATTCCATTACCAGATAACAGTGTTGGTGTCATAAACGCAAGTCATGTTTTAGAACATCTTAAAGATCCAATCAAAAGCATGAGAGAAATACACAGAGTTTTGTGTCATGGTGGATGGGCTTTCATTGAAGTTCCGAGTACTGATGGTAGAGGAGCTTTCCAAGACCCAACTCATGTAAGTTACTGGAACGAGAATAGTTTCTTGTATTATACAGATGCTTACCTTGCGCAATTTATACGTAATAAAGATATAAAATTTCAATCATTTAGAACAGAAACTTGGTTTCCGAATGAATGGTTAAAAAGTTTAAATGTTTGTGTCGTTTCCGCGTGGTTGGTGGCAATTAAGGATGGGCCTAGAACGCCACATTTACTTAAAATTTAATTAAAAATTTCAATAATTGTTTTTAATTTGATTTTATTGTTCTTTGAATTTAAAAGTGGTTTCAAATTTTGATGGAGTGGTTTTGGCCAAAAACCAAAATCACACCAACAATAACCACTATGTTCATGATTCAAAATAGGAACAAATTCTTTGTCCACCAAAAGAATATATGTGTTATATTGAAAATTTAAATCATTAGATACAAAAACTTCAAGAGGAATAATTTTTTTTATTTTAGGTTGAATAGTTATTTCTTCTAATATTTCTCTATTCAGCGTATCTATTAATGTTTGATCACTATCTTCTTTCTTTCCACCAACTAAACTCCAAGTATTAGCTGTTTTTCCTTGCGATCTTTGTAAAAATAAAAATCTTTTTGATTCCCTAGACAAAAATAATCCACCACTACATAGTATTTTTTTTATAGAATTAGTCTCCATAATTCGTTTGAATATACCCCTTCAAAGCTTTTTGACCACGATGATCCATCCCACTTGTATTGAACCCCAGTAAAAGAATTTGTTACGTATGTTGTATTATTATTTTCAGATGAATCAAACACAATATCCCAACTGTTTCCATCCCATTCAATAATATCATTGGCATATGCTTGAAAATCACTGTTGTCCGAATTTTTCCAAGCATCAGGTCCATCATAACCTATTTCATCAAACTGGTCATTGACGTTTATATTTTCTAAAATTAAATATCTGACACCAGAAATTTTATTTGATGGATTAAAATTTAAAGGATTAACAATAGCATCTATAGTTCCTCTACCACTTATTATTGTATTTGTTGGTATTGTATCACTGTCTATGTTCAATAACATTTGACTTTCATTATTTGGATTTAATGTAATATAAGCTATTATTTCATTCTTGTCTTGTTTTAATAATCTTAGTTGACTCAACCCAGGTTTAAATTTTCCAGAATATTTGTCAAGTAGCTTTAACCAAGATACTCTATTTTCAGGTAAACTGATGTCAATATCATCACCCAATCCATTTGGTTTAACGAGAGTAGCTACGTTATCTAGAACAAGTAATTCAAAATTTCCTGGTGTTACAATAACTTTTGAGTCAACTTCATCAAAAATTATTTCTGAGTTTACATCAGAATAATTATCTCTTATTTCAGAATTGTTTAATATTGTTGCGTTTGATATAATTTTAGTTATTATTCCTAGTTTTTTGATTTTTGCAGGTGGAGTGATCCATATTGGTGCCACAAATGTTAATGTCATAATATCAATAGTGTCTTCAACACCTTGTGGAATGGATCTACTTGACCAAACTTGATCAGTTAATTCAAGTAAACTTAAACTTGTCCAATCTATATAATTATCAGTTGTTTGTATTTCTAAACTAGGATTGAATAGTACAACAATTTGCTCCCATAATTGTAACTTTTGATCTAAATTTGTTGTCCAAATATCAGCATTAAAAGTTGCTGTATAAGGTGTTGGCATTATTCTTTCGACTGTGTAATTTGCGCCTTGTGTATTCAAATAAGTATTACCATTTACATCTCTTTCACGAATTTGTAATTTACTAACAAATGTCGGATCCTGCATACGCGGGCGATCAAACTTTAAATCTTTAATATAACATGCTATTAAAGGTGCTGAAGTAATAGAGTTTTCACTATTTTTATTAATTATACTTGCTACTTGTCTATTTGTGTCACCATATCTAACAGGAACTTTTACTACATTGCCTTTAGCATCTTTATAACCAAAGTTACTCATAACTCTCATAAATTGAGTTAGGTATCTTCTTAATTGTGCGTCATAAAACCAATCCATTATAATATTACCTTATACATCTGCTCTAGGTTTTAAAGCTTTACTCAATGCCTGTCGTTCTTGAACAACAGAACCAGCAATAGTTGCTGTATTATTATTGTTAATGAAGCTTGTTTTTTGTGTTAAACGTTTATCCTTACCAGAATTTATACCAACTAAGTCTTCATTACCAAAATTATTAAGAGTCATTCTTACATTATCTTCAAATTTAACCCATTTCGTTCCTTCGTATCTGTATAATCTATTTGGTAATTGATCTGTTCTCAGAAAATATTGACCATTAATTGGATTGTTGGGGAAAGATATTCCATAATCATATGGTGCTCCATTTGGTGGTACTCCATCACCAGTCAAATATCCAACATATAAATTTCTAGTTGGGGTTTGTAAAACATAGCTCGCATCAATATTAACAGAACTTACATCTGTTTCGGTATCAGAAACATCAGCTATATTCATTAGTTTATCTTCGTCCATACTCAATACATATAGATGTCTTGTTTCGTATCCACTTAAACGAACGTCTGAATCTGCCTGTTCGATAACTTGATTATTGATTTCTATACTGATTTGATATGATGATAATAAATCTCGTAAAGTACTCCCATCGTTATTACCAGAGTCAGTATCTAGAATTTCTTTGAATTCTTGACTATCTACTAACGGAGCACATTTAGCTCTTATTAAATGAGGATACCATGTTTGACTAAATCCACTAACTGGTCTCGATACACTTTGAACAACATAAAATCTTTTCAACGCAACCAATTTGTCATCTAACGCATATTCATCTTTTAAATGTGGTAATTCTAGTACATCCCCAGCCATTATTTTTCTTCCAAGAACATCGACTATATTTCTTAAATGAAAATTTATTAATACGTTATCATTTTGTAAAAATAATCCAAACTGGCTTAAATTTAAATCTAGATCCTGCATA